CCATTGGTGAGGACACTAGTGAAGAGAGCAGACGAGCCGGAATAAGGCGTGGCCTCAAAGTACCAGTCCCTCGACCCATTCCAACGCTTAATCCGGCGAGCGTAAGATTTCTGGTAAATGGGGAAATGCACAGGTGTCGCATAACCCGACCTTTTGCCGCTTTCGTATACACCCTCCGAACCATAAAGCGGAATACCAAAAATCTCCAGTTCGGTCGGTATAAAGAGAGAAGCGTTTGCCCAATTATAATTTCCGTTATCTGTCGGAAATATCTTATTGACCTTATAGAGATAGTCACCGCCAAGCTGTTCTTTCAGTTTTGTTGCGAGGACACCGCTTCCGTCACCGTTGGCCCCTTCAAGCCATATTCTCATTTCGGATGACGGATAACCGCCAACGTTGGTATCGGTCGCATTCATTCTTGCTTTGGCAATGATATTGCGGAAAACGAAAAGGATATGGTTCTTGTTGTTTTCGGTAGAACCCATACCTTTATAGGTGTTGAAACCAGCAATTTCAATCCTGTTATTCTTATAGGTGTTATTCCATGCCTGTGGCGCAGTTCCGCTGGTCGGCGCGGCTGTCCCTGAAAAGTCTATGCCGTCAAGGTAGTCGCCGACAGCAAGCCCACCAAAATCAGGAATGCCGGTGTTGTCAATTTCGGCGTTGTTGTTACATCTGCGCCGGATTTCTGCCATAGCCTCCGGGATAGTGGAAACGCCCAGGACTTCAAGTAGATTTCTTCCAAGACCGTCAACCTGATCCGCATTTAATGGCACTCTGATTTTTATTGTACCGTCAGAGGCGATAAATCCATCGTCTGCCCCGTGGCCGCCTTTAACAATGCCTAACAGCCCATCGTTATTAGCAACACTCACGCTGTCGAGGCCGTCATCAACCCATTCAAAAATAGGCGGATCCGTTTCCGGCGTGTTGTTCAGAACCCATACATGGCCATTAAACATATTTTTGACGTGGGTTCTATCCCAGATGAGCGTCTGATCTGTTTGCCCTATCTGTGCCAGGGCATAATCGGTCAACTGCTGCTGTGTCGGGTTTGCCACGCCGAAATCAAAAGCAGTAAGATACCCTCCGCGCCCCTGCATGGAAGTAATCTGCCGTTGCAGATCATCGGTATTATCTTCCATTTCTTTTTTCAGGTATGCATCCCTGTCGCCGAGTTGCTTTGCCTGTAGGTTTGAAATACCTCCTTCGTTAATCGGGCCACCACGCACGTCATCAGTAACTTCTATCTGGTAGATTCCATCATGCCAGACAGGTTCTTCCGGTAAAAAATTGGCATTCTCCGGTATAAGATTAGCCATAACTCTATCCTCCTATTAAAATATGATCGTCCATGTTCCATCGAGGGAAATGTCGCTCTGCTTGTTAATTGGCACTGTGCGTGTCCGGCGACAGAATAATTTTCCGTCAGCGGTCAGCATACCAAACTCCATAATTGCCAGTCCGTTTGCCTCTGCCGTGGTAAGGCTCCATGCGAAACGCACCTGACCCATATCCGGGTAAGTAATACCTCCCAGATTTTTTGTGAACGGATTTGTAATATCCGTATCGTCAACGGTTGGCGCGGTTCCGTTTGTGCCGAATGAAATAGATTTCATTGACCTGTTTGCCACATCACCCGCAATGAGGCGAGCCATTGTAGTCCGCGCAAGATTGACAATTAAATTGTCATCCTCAAAGGTTTCTATAAGTTTCCGGTTCTCACCTTCACCCTTATAGACATTCACTTTGAGGATACCGCGCATCCTTACTTCATCCTTAAAATCTACCATGTTTTCCCTCCTACACTGGTATTAGTACATTGCCGTTATAGAGTATTGCACCGTCATAATGGTGAACGCCGTTAAACTTTCGCAGATAACGCTTGCCGACAAAGAAAGTATCAGCAATAGTTACCGTATCGGATACAGAGGCAGCCTCTCCTTCAATAGAAAACGCTTCCTTTGCCGCACGGTACTTTGTTTCTCCGCTGTGGTTAAAAAATCCGTCATACCTGTTATGAGTAGTAAAATGCTCATTAAGCGGTTTGTTTATTTGAACGGTCAGTTTATCTGCCGTTGTTTCACTATCTGATAAAATAGTGTTAATGTTTGTGTCACCTAATAAATCATAAAAACTATTTTTCCCAAAGCCGGAATGGTCTTTTTCTCCGTTATATTTTGCCGCGCCGTTATATTTTGTCTGCGAGCGAGCATAATCAATGAAACCCTGCGGCATATTCATTGTAAAAACGTCTCTGATACCGCCACCGTATTTGAAAGGTATTGAGATGTAAGAGTCTGCATTGACTTCCTGAACTCCTTTGTGCTGGATAATACCGTTGTATTTATGAGTTCCGTTGTGTCGAACCTTTATAATCTCGGTATCGCTCAATGTATGGCCGTCATATTTTCCGCGCCCATTGTATTTCAGGCCGGTATTAAAACTGTCCGCTGTTATTCTCCGTACAATTATTTCCAGGGCATCGGTGACAGTAAATTCTTCCGTAAATATAAAAAGTTCTTTTGTGGAAAATGAAACGCCAGCGGGAATAATCTCGGCAAGCAGCCTGTTGAAGTTCAGGCCCGGCGTTCCCTCGCCGTCATGTTCGATGATTAAACCGGCAGGGTAATCCGGTACAATATGCACAACTTCCGATGAGTAGAGGTATTTTATAGCCTTTATAATATCCGGTATTGAGCCGGCATTTGTATTGAGGAGTTTCCGAAGGTTAAGGATAATTCGGTAATGCTCATCGCTGGTTCCGTTCCTCTGCTCGCTTAAAAGTTTTCCAATACGGTCAAGAAAATGCTCTCCTACATGATCCAAGTCCCACTGGTCTTTTAATGAGAGTATATGCTCGTCTACCTCGGCGAGACCTTTGTCGCCTATAGTAGCCAGCTTGAGGGTGTCATCTCTACACATCCATTGCTGATAGAACGGAGGTTTATTAAATCGTTTCCAGTCTATCCTCTCAAAATCCCTCATTAAGAAATCTCCTGAACAGTAATTCTGCTTCTATCGAGGACGGCAATTTCGACCTCGCCTATTTCAACATTCCCGCTTGCGTATTCCTCTGGGGCCGGAGGGGTGAAGTCATCGGTGACGGCAACTTTTATGTCCGCAAAGCCTATGCCCTGAACGTCATAGACGGGCCGGAACATTCTTTGAAAAATAAGGTCAACGCCAACGCCGAGCGCGTTCTGCGACCATGCCAATATGTTGTTTTGAATGGCGCTGACAATATCCATTGGCAAATCTTCTTCATAGTTCCGGGAGTACTCAATTTTTATCCAGATATATTTGTTTATAGGCCGCGAAAAACCAATATCCCAATGAAAGCCCTCGCTGTCGATAACGTCTTTAATAATGTTTCCAAATGCCTCGATACCAGCCGGGCCTTTCTGAAAAATAGTCTCCGCTATTGTCTGCTCATCGCCACCGACCACAACAGACTCATAGCTTTTTGGAGGCCGTCCATTTACTTCTATAATTTCACGATTGGAGTATACCCGCGCATATTCCACGCCGGGAACTTTCAGGATTTCATTCTGTATAGCGACCTCGTTTGCCGTTGCCTGTTTTTGCCGAGTACCTAAACCCATACGGAGTTCGGTGTCGCTCTCCACGGCACGGCCTGTAATGCCGGAGGCATAGTTCACAACAGAATCAAGTCCGTTCACTTTGGTTACTATTTCGTTAAGTGCGCCTATAGAAACAATAATCGGGCCGGTTCTTGTCGCCAGATATACGGCAAAGAAACCAAGCAGGGGAAACTCAAGGCTGTCATCGGATGAGGCCATAGAAAACGCCTCAAGGCCTGTCCTGGAATGAACCAAAAGCCCATCACCGGTGTTTACCATTTCAAAAACGCCGGGGAACGCTGTCTCAATAGCCGCAGCAAGGCCATTCTGTATTTGTTCTTCCTCATCGCCAGCGGCAGCGGTGTACGTTATAATTGCGGAGTTTATTTGCAGTTGGTAGGTGTGGCCAGCGTCAACCTCGCTCACCGAAAGCAGGAAGCCCAGAAGCGAAAGCCGGGAAACTGTCGCCGAGCCGGTAATTCTGAAAGTCTGCCCATTCTCAAGCCGTAACAAATGCCCTGCCGGTATTGGTGTGCCTTCCCCTGCCCACAAGCACATATATACCCGCGTTTCATTTGCGGAAAGACGGTCTACATTGATAAGGTTTACAAGACGGTCGAGGTATACCCCGAAAGCATCGTCTACATCGCCAATGGCATAAAGCTTTCCCAACTGCTCCCATAACTGCGAGCGTTTCAATGCCTGATTACGAACATAGACACCCGGTATACTGGTATCTGATAAATCAATATCGTTGCCGAAAGCGGTTCTGAAATTGTCCTGTTCTTCTTGCAATATTACTTCAAATGGTTTTATAACAAAACCTTTGTCAGTTACTCCGTATTCCATACTATCCCCCTATCACTTCTTCATGGGTGTAAGTTTCGCCGGTATCAATCTGAACCGTAAAATTAACTCTTAATTGCCTTGTGGCTTTATCCAGCGTTGAGGTAAATGATAGAAACTTCACAACGCCGTCAATTTCTCCGATGCGTACTTGGAGCGCGGTCTCAATCATGCGCCGGTGCATATTTTTCGGGGTGTTCTCATTCGGTATATAGGGAATGCCAAGCCTTCTATCCATAAACCATTCACCCTTAAAAATAGATATTGTATGCCTGATTTTCTGCGATAAATATTCAAGGCGCGTATTTGTGAAACGCCAGCGGTGATCCTCAACCGCAATTTTGTTGCTGTTTTGTATAAGGAGTAAATCTTTCATGCTATACCTCCGCTGCCGGAGCCGGATGCGAAAGGTGGGACGCTTAAATTGACAGTTATTTTTCCGGCTTTCAAATACGCATCAATCGCCGTTGCTAATACTTGAGCGTATAATTCATTCCCCCCCACCAGCATTCCAGTCATAGACTTAAAACACGTCTTTAGAGGTGTAGAAATAAGCGTTTTTGTTCCGGCGAACTTTCCGATTGCCGGGCCGGAAAAGTTAGATGATACTCCGGCAGGAGTAGTTACGGTGCCGGAAGATGTCGCCTTTACCGTGTCGGCATCCTTACAAGCGTTGTCAATATCCGTGGCCATGTGATCCGCTAAATCATCATCGTTGTATTTTGCGTTAAATGTATTGAGTAAATCTTCCTCAAGCTGTGAATTATCTATCGTCATAGTACCCACGCTCTTGCCGGAGTATGAACCGGCAGGGGCAGCACCAGTATCTGTCGTGGTTGTTTGACCTGTGAGAATGAATTTTTTTATATCCTGCGCCATCTTTTTGGCCTGATACTCATCGCCGCCCTCAACTATTGTATTCATAGCCAAAAAGGTGGTTAAAAAATCAGCTTGTAATAAAGCAGAAACTAATGCCATCACGCCTCCAATAACGCGGTTAAATCCGCGTCTGCCGTTCCGATGGCTGTCGCTATTGCTGGATTCCAGTTATGGATTGCCGGGCTTCCAAATGTTGTTGGCTGCGTTGTCTTTAACGTATCAAGTAACGTGTGCCAAATCGTATATAAACTTTTACCTCCATTGTTCAGAGATGCCTTATCTCCATTTAATTTTATTGTTGTTTTGCTATTTTTAGCGGTGAGAACATCGGCTGTCATTTCGATAGAACATTTATCTGTTTTCGCGGTAACATGGTCATCTTCCATTGTTACCTTTGCTTTCTTTTTATAAACCGTTTCTATCTTGTCATCTGTCATCAGCACTTGAGATATAAGTTCCCCATCGGGCTTGTCTTTATGGATTATCTGTAGCCCTGCTTCCTGCGCGGCGATAAACTCCTGCGGCTGGAGGCCTGGTACACAATAGGCATCGCAAAGGTCGAACCGGCGCGGGTCTGGGTCTTCTATGCCGTCCTGTCCGGCATCCTTCCATACGTCAAGAGAGCGTTCACTGAAAAAAACAGAAACCTCATCACCCTTCTCAAGCGGAAAGTGAATAGTCCATTTCTTTGTTCCGGGGAATTGCACCGGAACATCTATCAGAAGCGGAAACTCGATATAGTCTTTATTCCCTGCCCGGCGTTTGAGAGAAGGCTGTACCGTTGCACGTCTTGTTTTTGTGTCATACTCGGTGACAACTCCGGGGAAGGAGGTATGTATTTGAGTAAAATAATATTCGACAAATTCTCGCATGAGATCGGATAGGTCTTGCATTATCCTAGTACCTCCGCTTCTATGTCGATGGTAAAATCAGAGAGCCAGTTATCGCCGGAGAACTTTGCTTTTATAACTTTCATCTCCGTGTTTATTGACGAGGCCTCCACCTTACAGGCCGCGCCGGGTATCAACTGCGGGAATAGCATTGTTTTGAACTGCCACTTATTTGCCGCGTCCTTTGTTGTGTCCGTCTCCTCGGTTTTATCAGATATAGGCTGCGGAATAGTGAGCAGACCGGTATCCGGCGACAAGCGGAGGCCGGTGGACTCGGCAGCCTCGCCGTCCTTGAGGATATATATCATCTCGTTTTGGATTGTGTAGCGCAGTTCATATTTGTTCAGGACTTTACGCAGAATATCCGCTGCCTGACCTATATCTGAAAATGCCCCTGGGTATTTAGCGTCTGAAGGTATAAGTTCTGTACCCTTTGACGGAAACCCTATCGCGTCTATTAAATCCTGAACTATGGTCAGCGCGTTTGTGTCCTTTGCATAGGATACTGAAACCTGACCAGCCATAACCGCAACACGGCCATCCTTGACCTCGATTTCGGTAATGTAATCAGTTTCCGATTTTCTCCTTATTCCTTTCACGACATCGCCGAAAAGAATGGCGGTAATTGTCTCATCGGAGTATCCGGCCTTCAATGTGCAATGGTTACCGGCAACGCAGATTTTATCGTGTGTCTCTTTGCTCAAATTGTATATTTCAATTTTTGCCGTGTTGGATTCGGGCTTATCCGTTTTTTCAATGTTGAAAGCAATTTTAAGCCCATTTATCTTAACGCCTTCGCCACCTTTGGGGCCGATAATTACTTCAACTTTCCGCATGAATGCCATAGCCTAGCCCTCCCATGTCCCATAGCAAAGTTTGAAACGAGTATTAAAATTGTCCCTCGTTAATTCCGCTGTCTCATAATTCCCTGTGGTGTCGAGTAACCATATCTCCCCAGGGGGAAGGTTCGGACATGAGGCGCGATACTTCCTTAACAAATACGAACCGACAGAGAGACGGATACCGCCGAGAATTAAATTGTCCCTTGTGTCGGATATAGAAAGTATCCAGCCCTCAAGTATTGAGTTCCAACTAACATTTAATTTGTATCTCACGCCGGATAGGTCTATTTGAACATTCCAGCGCGGAGTTGAGGAACTAAATTCTGGTAAAATAATAAAATTAAAATCTGTCATTGTGGGTATGGAACTCCAAACTTCCTTTGATAATCTGCTGGTGTTGCCGGGCCACCGGCGCGGATTTGCCTTCTCCACTCCTCTTTAGCGATACTGTCTCTCGGCTGCTCCGAACCCGATGTTCCTGCGTTGGTTGTTCCGGCTGTCTGGTCTCCTCCCGCGCCATTACTGCCGGAAGCGTTAATATTTGTGGTATCTGATTTGACAACCTTTATTTTTTTGAACTCCATTGTAAAAGGAAGGTTCGCGCCAGTTTCCACATCTCGGTCTATCTGAAATGATGTAATCACCATATTAGAAAATGTCTCCAGCCCCAGAACAACGTCCAGCGGCTGCTTTGATTTTGAAAGTTTTTTTAATTCCTGATATGCCTGACGTACACGCGCCATTCTGTCTGGGGCCTGAATATTGGATATGGAATTGCCGTCTATGGTAACTACCTCAAACTCCGCATTTCCAATAAAAGCCTCAACTGATACTACATCCTGATCCTCGACAATGTTATCTGATATATTGCTGCCTTCCTCAACAGGAATATCCGTGACCGAGTTTGAAAACTGATAATGTTCAGAAATAAAAGCGTCAACAACAAATGTGCCTATCATTTTTTGAGGAACTTCATACTGAAAAGCAACTTCTGCCATTACTTCCTCCTCACTTCCGGGCTTGGAATATTCGCCCTGCTGCTGTTGATAGAACTGGAAAGTTTAGCATTAAATTGTGCGTCTATTTGCCGCGCTATTGCCTCGCTCTGCTCCTGCGGCGTTCCTTTCGGAACATTTACATTTATATTTGTATTTGCGTTGACCGTTGAGTCGCCGCCTCTCGCATTGTTATAGGCATAGTTTGATGTCTGCCCAACCCTGCTGGCTGCGGGGTTCTGTGGAACTCCTGCATACGCTGGCTGCATTTGATTGCCGCCAGTAAAGAAGTTTCCAATGCCTTCAACTGCACCTCCGAAAAATCCTTTAACGCCGTTCCATACCTCTTTTATTTTATTTATGAAACCGAGTAATTTTTCCTGTAGGGAATTAAATAGTCCTATAAAAGCGTTCTTGATATATTCTATGGCAGCGGTGGGGCCTTGCTTCATTGCCTCCCAAAGTCCGCTAAAGAAACCGATAATACCATTCCAGATACTTTTAATGGAGTTAACCAAGCCGGTGAAAACAGACTTGAGGCCGTCCCAGATACTTCTCGCGGTATTTACTATTCCCTCCCATAAGGAAGCGAACCAACCGGTGATCGTGTTCCAAATCCCTTTGATAGCGTCTACCAATCCGGTGAATATATTTTTTATTTTATCGCCTATTGATCTGATAACGCTTACCATGCCATTCCAGACCGTCCGCGCTGCCTGTGCAATGGATTGGAATACTTTTTTAATGACAGTTAATAACCTTTTCCATAGGTCAATTATATATGCTATAAGCCTCTTAAATGATTCTTTCAGGTATGCGAATGTCGCCGCTGGCCCCTGCTTTAATGCTCCCCATAAACCGACAAAGAATTCTTTTATACCATTTATGATAACTTTTATCTCATCAATTACGGCACTTATAATATCCCTGATTTTTAGAAACACATTTTTTGCGCCATCGGGCATCTTATCCCATACTTTGCCGAGAACACCTTTAATTTTTCCCCATGTGTTATCAACAAAATTGCGGAACTTCTCGTTGTGGTCATAAAGAGCCTTCAAGCCACCAGCCCAGGGATTGACCATACCTACGGCGATTGTTTTCCAATTATTTTTAAGGAACTCCCCGGCTTTCGATGCTCCGGTTTTAATGCCCTCCCATGCCTTACCAGCTACATTTTTAATTCCATCCCAAAGTCCGCTAAAGAAGTCTGCTACTTTATCCCAATTTTTTATTAAAATACCTATTGGGTGATACTTAAAAAATAAATCTTTCAAAAAATTAAATGCTTTTGAGAATATATTTTTTATCCCTTCCCACAGGTTAATAAAGAAGTCTGCAATCTTTGACCAGTTATTTTTTATAACCATTACAAGCCCAACAATCAGAGCGACAGCGGCGATCACCGCTACCACTATAAGGCCGATAGGGTTTGCCATCATTGCCGCATTTAATAACCATTGAACAAGCGTCCATATTTTTATAATGGCGATTATGCCAATAATGATTGGCGCGAGGGGAGTTAGAAAATCTATTATGCCTCCTAAACCTTTAATTATGACAGCTAACACACCGCCGATAATCGTGAGAGGAACCTTTAACATATTTATTACAGGTATCAAGCCCTGAACACCCACGGCAAAGAAGTTCAATACTTTCTGAACTAGTTCACCCAGAGCCAGCAATGCTGGCCGCAGGGCAGTATAAGCAGTTTTGAAAGCATAGAAAAAAACCTTTCCAACTGATACAACAAGTTTCATAATGCCGGTAAGCACTTGACCGGCGATAGCTTTCAGGTCTGCAAAGAAACCGCCTATTACATCAAATGCGCCCATGTCCTCAAGCCTGTATCCGAGGACTTCCCACATAATAATTACTTGAAAAATCCAATGTATAACTTCTTTCAGAAACTTGACAAATTTTCCTACAAAAGCGTCTTGACCGGCTTTGGCTATTTCAAGAATATATTTGAGCATATCTTTTAAGTCATCATTTATTCCGAAGCCTATCGCCTCGGCTGTTGCTGCCTTGAAACTATTAAACTGTTTTATAACACCGCCCAACGTGTTCATTTGCTTTGCGAGCATTTGGTTATACTTGCCGCCCTCGTTGGTTAATGACTCCAGCGCGGCCTTTGTCTGGGCATAGGTAACTCCGGTTTTTGTTATTTCTTCACGCGATTTTCCTGTCTGCCTTGCCACCTCCCCAACAACGTCAAATCCCTGATTAACAAAAGCCTTCAAGTTATTTGCGCTTGCCTTGCCATTGGCAAATACCTGTCCCATATTATTTGACATAGTGACAAAAGCCTCTGAATTACCCTGGGCAACATCGCCGAGGCGCGTCAGTATGCCTGACGCTTCCTCCGCTTGCATTCCGAATGTAACCATTCCCTGTAGGCCACCGATGGCGTTTGCGGTTCCATAAAAATCAGAGAGGGGAGAATAATCGAGGTCGTGAATTATTTTGTTTGCTTTTTCTTGATCACCCATCATAGTGCCAAGAGTTACGCGATAACGCTCCGTTTCTGCGGTTGCGCCTATTACGGAGTCTTTAACAAAACTAAAGGCCGCGCCCAATGCTTTTTGAGCCACGCCCATTATGATATTTGCCTTCAAAAAAGAAGCGGTAAGAGATTGTTGTTTCTGTTTTGTCTGATCTATTCCCTTGTTGTATTGGTCACGTCCAGTATCATCAACTTTGTATCCCAACAGGGTGATCAATTCACGGATTATAATATTGGCACCCTCCTACCGCCGTCCAGGTTTACCGGCATTTCTCTTTATCTCTGCTTCGATCTTCTCCAGTTCCGCTTTGTCATAAGCCTCACGTGCCGTTTCAACAGCGGAATACATATCCAATATGGCGTTTGCTTCCATCACATCCGCGTAAGTCCAGGTCTCTTTTATTTCGCGGACAGGAACATTTTTCTCATACCATAACCGCCATATTGGAAATTCGATTTCCAGTTCTTCGCTTAACTTTCCGATGTCCCCGATTGCTCGGATCCGGTCTGCTGTATCGTTCCGGCCTTTTCGGAGGTGAGGGTTTGCTGAATTTTCTTTCCAATACCCTTCACCACCTTGTCGAAAAAATCCGGGTAGTTCACCTTGAGAACAAATACAGCAAGTTCATAAACTGAAAATAATTTGCCGGAAAAGACGAGTTCCATAGCGGTATCAAAGTCAGTTCCGAATGCGATGCTCCGTGGCTTGCCTTCCTCATTCCAGTTCGCAATTACATTCGCAAATAGCCTTTTGAAAAGCGCGACAAAGCTGTTTTCGTCTAACTTCTGAAACAACTTTTCCAAGCTGCTTGAGAAAGACATACTTGCCGGATTGAGGTCGAGAACGCCTTTGACTTTGTTTCCGTCAATACCGCCCAAGAGTTCTCCGATTGCCGGGCCGAAAGTGCCGACAAGGTACGCTTTCAGGCGCAGCCCCTCGACAGCCATAAAAGGCGCGACCTGAAATGTCACGCCGTCAATTGTGGTGGATTTTGCTCTGTTTTCCATAGTTTTTCCTCTTTAATAAAATTTGATTGCCTCCGGCAAGGCATATCATGTTTAGGCCGCTGCTTCCTGCCCTGTGTGAATAGTCCAACCGATATCAGTTGTTTCTTTTGCCTTGCCGTCATCAGGCTCTTTAACAATCCAAGCCTGTGGCCAGAACCTTGCCCTGCCGGAGTTCAAGTCCGTTATGAGCAACGGCAGCATACCGAGGCCTGTTAAGGCATCAGCGGCTTCAACTGTACGGAGGTACTCATTGGAAAGGCTGGTTTGTAGGAGGGTAAGGTCAATGGTACTCGTATTGTCATTTGACAATGCGCGATTTACCTCACCGTCTGCGCCGACCTTCCGCGTCCACCTCTCGCTGTTCGCTGTGACATTGACAAAAGTCCCATCCGTGAAACCGGCAATAGGAACACCGCCAAGAGCAATAATGACTTTTTTCGCGTCATAACTCGTTACCAATGGATTTGCCATAGTTCATATCCTCCTTACAGCGTTACCACGCCGCGTATTTTGGTGCTGTGGATTGCTCCTGCAAGAACGCCGGTAAACTTGACATCCGGCAGGAAACGCTTCCCTTTATCGGTGATGGATACCTCGGCTACCGCAGGGAACTCGATATTGTATGAGGCGAGAATGCCGTTCTTAACGGCCTCCTCCAGCGCGGATTTAAGCGGAGATACAACCATTTGAATACCGGCATCCGTGAACGGAACCTTGTCAACATTCACCAGCGCGGTAAACACGAGGTTCTGTATTCGCGCCTCAAGCCAGTCAACGCCGTGGATAACGTCAATGTACTCACCGGCTGCGACCTGTCCGTTACTCGTCATCGGGACATCAGCGGTTGTCATGTACCAGGTCGCATTCTTTTTCTCCACATTGGAGACCTGCCCCTGGGCAAGATCGTAAGTCGGAACTGCCTCAAGCGGTTTGAACTTCCATGTCGCCGAGCCGGGAGTTTTTGAAAGCATCTTCCCGAAATAAGCGGCTTCCGGTATCGGGTCTGTGCTGGCGAGAGCGTCAACCGCAGCGTCAGCGAGTTTCGCATCCGGGTGGTAGAAAACAAAAACACGGTCGAGGTTGTTCAGCTTTGCCCACGCCGCAATATCGCCGGTCTCCTCGTTGGCAATAAGATCATCGCCGCTGCACAGGCCTCCGAGTTTCTTGTTGGATTGTATCCACATCGCGCAGTCCTGCTGATTTATCATCTGCCGGGCCGAAACGCTGATGGCGTACCAATCGTTATTCTGCTCTTTGATTTTGGAAAGCGCAGCCGTCCAGTCCGGGTCGGCAGGGATTGCTTTGGAAGTGAATGTCATCGTTATGGAGGGTTCACTGACCGTCACGATAACGGTGGCCGCTGCGCCGTAAAGCGTTATGGTTTGCGCGTCAATTTTTTTTGCCGTGAAAAGAGTTCCAAACTCCTCCTTCATGATGGCAACCATGCGCTCAAGGCACTTCTCGCTTGAACCTTCGGTATCGAAAGCGATATCCTCCATCGGCGCGCCGTTCACGCTCCACTCAAAGCTCTGCCCTGCAGTAAGCGGTGCGCTTAAAATGCCGGTGGCAAGGTTTACATTGCCCGGTATTTTCCAGCCCACATAAATATCCCCGATGTGAGTAGATTGCGAGTACTGCTTCGAAGCAGCCCTGTATACAAATCCATTTGTGGGGAAACCAGCAGCCGCAATTTCGTCCAGGCTTCCGAATTTCCTCACCCGGTGTTCGGGGTCAAAAACTGGATTTATACCTACAGGACTAAACTCGGCAGCAACCAAGTGTTCGCTGAAAGACTTCATGCTCGGTACACGAGTTTGTCTTTCAATAGTCACCTGAACTATTTTGTCTAACTGGTCAGCCATATATGCCTCCTAAAATTTATCACTCACGGATTTCATTGCTGATAATCCGAATTGAGTTCCCAATCCTCAATGAAGCCCGGCGCGGTTTCTATTACGCGCAGGTACGTCAAATCAAAATCAAAACTCGCGCCGTTTTCCTGCGCGGTATCAAATCCCTGCGGGCTTTCGATGGTTTCCATCGTTAGCGGAATAACAAGGTTGCGGCCACGCAGTTTATCAACCCAAATATCTGCGTTGAGTTGACTTTTTATAGTTTCCAGAACGTCTATCGCACGTTCTCCGAACCCATACATTGTCATGTTCCGGCGCGTGTGCTGCGTTATGCGCTGGACTTCCTCTCCGTCTGCTACACTTACCTTGCTGTAATCCGGCATACCGGGGCTTACAGTTGAACGAAACATAAGCATAAGGAAAGGCGCAGGAGGGCGCGGCCCGTTCTGGCTTGCGTAAATAAGCGGAACACCAGCAATACCCTGCGCCACTAAAAGTTCTGTAAAGAACTCGTACAGGTTGTTCTTGATGTATTGCCGTTCCGTTATCACGTTTCCCCTACCTTCGGCCTCGTACAAAGCAACTCCCAATGCGGTAAATAACCGTTATTCCATTTCGATGCCGTTGTAACTTCGTACTCTTTTCCCTCCCAGATAATCTGGTCAGCCTCTTTGTCGCCGTGATCATCAGCAGAAGTAAAATCAATATCAATTGGTGCAAAGGCTCTGTAAACTTCACGGTTTCGCTTCCCTTCCGGCAGCAGTTCCAGGGTTTTACCTCTGGCCGGTTGCCATGATCCGTCAAAGGGTGTATCGCCGGGTGTTCCGGGTATCCACTGGCCTTTGACATAACTGCCTCCGGCCTTTCTGCGCCGGATAAGTCTTACGCTCTTGAACAGGCTCATTATTCACTCACCGCCGAGGCAGGTTGATTGATTACCTGATACCGGATTGAATTACGCAAAGTCCCGGTATCAATAAGCGGCTTGCTGCTTCCTTTTCTGGCCACGGTAGATGAAGCGTTAGGAGTAAATACACCGCTTCGGATATACGATTTAACACCGCTTTGCCCGAACTCTCCCAACCGCGCCATTGCTTCTTCCGCTTTTAGTTTTCCGTCAACAACCATCTGCCCTAATCTATCAAGCGTCTTTTGTATCAACTCACGCTTGCCGTCTACAAACCCGCGTATAAAAGAACGTGGCGGTATAAACCATTTGTCGCCACCGTTCTCGCTTATGGGGGGGCCTAGAACGCCTAACTCATTCCAAGCCGCAATCTGGGCAAGGGTAGCAGCG